AATCAATTCCGATGAAAGCATCTGAAATATCCCGAGAACAACTCTTGAAGGAAGCTCCGCGCCTCATTGACTATGCGATTCTTCGAGGTTGGATGAGCAAGCCAGCGAAGCCAAAACGCAGCGTGGATGGCGGATGGCAAGCGGTTGGAGTCGGCCATCTCGACGACGCTTCTGAAGATGAAATACAAGAACTCAGGAAACAGCTCAGTGGAAGTTGAACTCCTGTCCGACGACGTAGAAATACGCATCGGAGAAACCAAGTGGTCAGGCGTGGCCTACATGCGCGAGGGCAAGGCCAAGATCTACGTTCGAACGAAAGCTGAATTCAAAGCTAAGTTCGTCCTGATAGATGCGAAGCCCTAAACTTTACATCGCCGCACAAGAGCAGCTCTTTGCGAAGTTTCAGTCACGCTCCATCGCCATCCAGCATTGGAGCAAATATCTGATGACTCCCAAAGAGCTTGCTCTCCTTTTCAGCAAGTTAGAGAAATCAAATTCAGTCCTCTCCGAAATCGCCAAGACTGATCTTGGTCGAAGCGGGGAGATAGCGAGAAAACAACTTGGAATCGAATGAATCAATCAAAAGTAGATCGTGCGCGCGCATGGCTGCGTAACACGCCAGGAGCCGTCTCAGGTCAGAATGGGCATGGAGCAACCTTCGCTGTTGCCACCTCGCTCATACACGGTTTTGAGCTGAATGCGGGGGATGCCGAAACGCTCATGCATGAGTACAACGCGAAATGCCTCCCACCGTGGAAGCCGCATGAACTGGCCCACAAGCTGAGCGAGGCTGCAAAAGTAGCGCACGACAAGCCGCGCGGATGGCTTCTGGAATCGCATCCCAGCATCGGCCAGGGCGGCACTCCAGTATCTCCAACCGGTAAGTTCGTGGTGCGAAAGATCCAAGCAATTCCGCAATCGGATTTCCGATTTTCAACCATAGATTTCTTAAAAGCCTGCTTCGAACCGGACGAAGTTGTCTGCATTTGCAATGACATCGTAAGCGACGAGGAAGGCCGCACTCGGCCAAACTCCAAGGGTACATTCCTCAAGCGCGACGAATGGATTGAGAAGCATTTCACGCCGCCAATTAGTTCCATGTGGAACGGTCCTGACAGCCGTGGCGCATACGTCCGCGTCAACCCGTGCTTCGACGAGAGTGGTTCTGATTCAGGCGTGGCAGCATTCCGCCATGTCCTCGTCGAGATGGACGAGAAGACCAAGGACGAGCAATGGACGATCCTCAAGGAGTCCAAATTGCCGATGTCCGTCGTCATCGATTCCGGCGGCAAGAGTCTGCACGGATGGGTGCGCGTCGATGCAGCGAACAAGGAGGAATGGAGCGAGCGTCGTGATGTCGTTTATCGCCAGCTAGAGACGCTCGGCATCGATCCGAAGAACAAGAACGCAAGCAGGTTCAGCCGTCTTGCCGGTGTAATGCGCGATGGCAAGGAGCAGAAGCTGTTGGCCATCAATGTGGGTTCTGTGAACTGGGATGCATTCACGGACTATCTGGAGTCGCAGGACATGCCTCAGGAGTTCTCGCTCGATAGCATCATCGAGTACGACCCTAAGAATGATCCTGATAACCTGATCGGCGACAGATGGTTACGTCGCGGTTCATCGCTTCTATTCGTCGGCCAAAGTGGTTGCGGCAAAAGCTCGATGGCCGCGTATCAGGGGATGAAGTGGGCGTCCGGTGAAGCGTGGTTCGGCGTCAAACCTGTGCGCGCGCTGAAGGTGGCCTACATCCAAGCTGAGAACGACATTGCCGATCAGCATGACGCACTCAAAGGCGCTGCTCAGATGACGTTCGGCAAAGAGAACTGGGAGCGAGGATTGCGGAGTGTTGACATGCTCTTCTTCCGCGAGACGGTTAGGACCGGCTCCGACTTTGCCACAATGCTTCGCCGTCTCGTTCGCAAGACCAAGGCTGACGTTGTTTACATCGATCCGCTGCTCTCCTACATGGGCGGCAATCCTGCGGACATCGAGGTCTGCGCGAACTTCACGCGGCATCTGCTCCAGCCGATTATGATGGAGACAGGCGTTGTCCTGGTGCTTGTCCATCACTTCCCAAAGCCGAAGGGCAAGGATGACAAGCCTGAGAGCGTGGCAGATTTGGCCTACTCAGGATTCGGATCGTCGGATCTGACGAACTGGGCGAGAGAGGTGATTGTGATGAAGGAGGTTGGATTCAACAATCCGCGCAAGTTCATGCTCGGCATGGCAAAACGGGCAGACCGTTCCGGCATGACTGACAAGGAAGGAAAAGTCACCGGATCGATTATGATCCAGCGTGGAACTGGCGGCGACATCTCATGGAACTACGCAGAGCCTGAGAAGTTTGTCGTCGATAAGGCAGCGGCGAAAAAACCGTGGACAGGAAGACCTAAGCGCTAGCTTTCTCACGCTCAGCACGGCGACGACCTTTCGCAGCGAGCGATTGGAACTTCGCCTTGCCTAGCTTCTTGCGTCCGATGTAAGCCGCAAGTGCGCGAGGTTCTCTCACACCCTTCTTCTCAAGACTGCCGATCAGCTTCTCGTAACGACCTCCACCGCCAAGTTTCATCTTGTCCATAAAATTACCAGAGGTTGTTGCAAGCCCAGTAACGAGCCGTTGTTTTATCTTTTGCCGTCTCGCAGTTTTGCCGCGAGCGAAAATTTGCCCGACGTTTCTTGTTGTGATGCTTGGTGAAGTCGGAATACCGAACATCACCGAAATGCACGACAACCACGTTTCCTTTGGAATTCTTGACGAATGCCGTTTTCTTCTTCGGATACGGAGTAACACCCTCGATCTTTCGAGGTGAATTGAGCGTCACCTTACGGCCACGCCAAGTGTTACCTTTTTTGGAGAGGGAGGTTTTCATCGTTCAAGGTTTTGAAGTTCGTCGATGTCGGGTGATTCCTCACCTTCATTGGCGGCAACAGCTTGAGCAGTTCCACGGAGAACAGCGTTCAGTTCATCCTTTGACAATCGACCGATTGGCTTCATCGCAAGCTCTCTCAACTGAGGTGTTGAAAGAAGGTATGAAGCAATCTTGTATTTTACACGAGGAGCCAACTTAACCATCTGGGCCGCTTGATTCGCAGTTCCAATAGGACCAACCCGAGCGACGCCACCAACCGCTGCACCAACCGCTGCGCCAGTAGTTCTGGCCATCGCCTCCACAAGCGGATCATTCGATGCGATTGGAGTCTTTAGGTTTTCGAGTTTTGAAACATTGTCCAAGACTGCCTTGAGTTTAGAAACCTTTCCTCCACCAAGTATTGCATCAGAGTAATTTCGAACATCACTTGCTTTTCCGACAATCGACTCACCAGCAAGTTCAGACGCCAACTGCTTTGAATTTAGAACACCCGATGTGGTGTACTTTTCGATCAAATCATTGACGTATTGAAACTGAAGTTGCTGAACCAGCATTGGACTTTCGCGTCCAATCATGTCGAGGGCAGCTCGGCTTTGCTCTGGCGTGTATGAACCATCGACAATTCCACCGATGAACTTTTTAGGATTCTGAGAAACAATGTCAGTCACATCGCTTGACGATGCTTTCTTAAGCGCGCCAAGAATGGTTCCACGAAACTGCTTATCCTTTTCTCCAGCAGCTTTTATGGCTTCCGCAATCGTCTTTTGGATTTCGGGAGCTTTTGAGCCAAGCGCATCAGAAAGGACATTTGCATCTACAGTAAGGCTTGAAACCACCTTGTTAGGATCAAGCCCAGCCAAGGAGGACTGACGTTTTGCCAAGCCAGCAATTTGCTTTGCGTTCGGAAAGAATCGACTTTGGATTTCAGGCGCAAGCCCATTGATGTAGTTGACGACTTTGGAAACTGAAATCTCCCCAGTAACCGGATCGAGTCCAGACTTTGCGGCCTGATTGAACAAGTATTCTTTTGCGGTAGAATCGATTGCCGCAGCGTCTTCAGGTCGAGCCGCACTCTTGATTGACTCCAGGAAAGTGGGGGCATCAGCGGACTCTAGCTTGCTTGCGATTGACGCAGGTCCAGCACCGCCTTCTGCGCCAACATCTTTGATCAGCGACTGAACTTGACGGCCAACGAACTTGTCTACGTTTTCGCGGTGGAACTTGTTTGCAACGTCGAGTTTTTCTCGAAGAGTTCCTGTTGGGAGATTAGAAATTGCATTGTCGATGTCCGTGGTGATTGCCTTGTAAAGGTCTTTCTTTGCCTTGTCTGAAAGGCCTGGAAGCAAGTCGTCCTTTCCGATGGAATCTCCAATCTGAGTGCGATATCTCCGAAGCGCATCAAGCGACTGATCTTCAGTCATGTTTCCGATAGCGGCCACATATTCGCGCGTACCTTTTGGATAGGTTGAAGGAATTCCGCGAGTTGCAAGAACCTCTTCCTTGGGAATCTGAAATCCAAACTCATCAACAAGTCCACCAGCTTGCTCCGGTGTTCCTTTAAACATCTGGACTGCTTGCGCGTCGATGTTGTTGGCCCACTCAGACATGCTTGGTGTTTTTACTGTCAGATTTTGATAAAAAGCATCATTCCGAAGCGCGTTGAAATTCTTAGTGTCGGTTTGCTTGAAGAAATCGTATCCAGCCTGTTGAAGTTCTCGAAACCTGTTTCCAAGAAACGAAGGTGTTGCGGCAGTGCCTGGAATCAGCGCATTGGCCGAGTTCTGAACATCGATCAAACCTTTGTCGATTGAAGGCTTCAACTGCGCTGAAAGCGTTCCGATTGCGTCTTCGTAAGGCTTAGAAACGGCTCCAAGTCGCCTCCTCAAAATATCGACAGCACTCTTTGCCAGCTCGTCGGTTGTGATTCCAGTGTTCTTTCCGCCAAGCTCGGTGGCATTCAGGACGATCAGCCTCTTAAGGCTTTCCATGTGTTGAGGTGTCACCTCTGCACCAACTGGGGCGTTCTTGATTGCCTCAGTAAGCCCCGGCTCGCCAATCGCTTCGGCGACGCCAACCGGAACTCTAACTCCGGTAGACGATTCAATGATGTCGCGAAGCTGAGTAGTCTCTAGCGAACCAACTCTCGGAGAATATCTTGGCCGGAAGAATGTCGCCATTGCACCTTTGAATCCTTCTCCAGTGAGAAATTCTTTTGCAGCGATTGCTGGCTTTACGAACGCTCTTCCAGTTTCAGTAAGAAGTGGGCCACCGATTGCTCCTACAGCAGTTTCCCTCAATCCAGTTTTTGCCGCTTCGCCATACTCCCCTCGAAGCAGTTCTGGGATAGCTTGAAACGCTCCAGCAGTTGCTCCTGCTGTTCCACCTACAGCTCCACCGGCAAGCAACCTTGTTCCTAGTGTTCCCGTTGTTGCAGCGGCAGTTAAAGCCTCTGGCAAAAAAGCAGGAGCAATGGCACTGCCAACCAATCCAGCGGAAATTGCCAACTGTTCAGCAGCCCTTTTCTTTTCCTCCTCCGATGTTGCAACACTAGGGGGAGCAGTCATAACACCGGGACGCTGGAAATATGGCGTTACATATTGCCCAGCCTGTCCTTGGACAGATTTCTGTTCTCCGATTTTACCAGCGTCATTAACAGCCGCTTGAAGCTGCTGCGGAGAACCAGCCTGAAACATGCTCGCGTAAGGATCAGCTCCAGTCCTTTGCGGAACCTGATACTGAGCAGACATCGCAGACATTTCCTGAGTAGGCTGCGCTGTAACCGGTTGAGCGGGTTGCTCTTCGGCGTAAAACTCTTCCTCAGTAATTTCCGTAGATGGCATGTTATTGCTTTCGGTAGAACTTGTTTCCGACCTTGTACTTGGTTCCAGATGGAACCGTTCTTTCAGCCTCTTCAACCGAATTGAAGACAGGAGGCTGTTTCATTGCCGAAAAAACATCCGTAACCTGAACTTGAGATTGAGCCTGTCCTCCCGGCTCTTGCTGTTTGGTGTCAATTTTTAGAACTTCTTGGCTTCCAATAATACCTTCAAACGGAGATTTCATCCTATCTTTAGCCTCTTGGAAAAGCGATTTTAGCCCATTCAAGCTTTGCCTTACCTGCTCTGGACTAGATGTTGCAAAACCATAAGAAAGCAATCGTTCTGCTCTTTTTGCATCACCTTCCGTAAGTCGTCCGGTTTCAGAAAGCAACCCTCTTGCAGACAATCCCGTTAGTATGCCGAATTTTTGATTTATATCTAATTGAGATTGGTTTAATCCGCCTCCAAATTTTGGAAGCAGTGGTATTTTTTGCCCCAAACTTCTAGCAGCACCTTTGACATTAAATGCATTCTTAAGTTCTGAATCATTTATGCTGTCTATTAAGTCAATCGCGGCATTGGCCGATTTGATTCCATTGAACAATTGGGTCTGAACTTGCTGCGGAATGGCCTTTTTGAACTCAAATTCTCCAGAAGGACCGACAATAATGTCCTGACCACTTTTAGCTGCCGCAGCTTTCAGAATCTGAAACTTAGCATCCTTTTGGTCTTCAGCAGATTGCTGCCAATCAGCAAGTGCAGCTGTCAAGGGGGACTTTTGCGCTTGTTTTGCGCGCATTGTCTGAATTGCTTGAAGTTCAATTTCAGGAGCAAGTCCAAGCGCCCTAATCGAATCTTCACTTGCAAGACCTGCAACCGAAGAAATTTTAGCAGCCTTTCCAAGCTGCTCTTCTTCTAATCGTTTTTTTGCAATCAACGCATCATCAATGACGTACTTTCCGTCAGCGGTTCGTGTTAATGCACCATATTTTCGAGCGTCATCAATTCGTTTTCCCTCAAGCTGATCAGTAAAAGCGGCAAGTTTTGCCTGCTTCTTCAACAGCTCTGCGCGAGCAGAATACGGCTCAAGGCCGTTGATGAGTCGAGTAGCCTCCTGATTGAACTGCTTTGATTTAAACCGAGGAAGCGCAGGCATTGCGGCACCCTCTGTCGTGCTGTTCAAAAAGTCTGAAACTTGCTGGTTGAAGCTCTGAAAAGCGTCGTATTCCAGATTCTGCGCCTCCGACTCTGCAAGTGCATCCGCATACGCTTTCGACTGAATCTTATTCTGAAGATCCGCCTGACGCTGGCGCATGATCTGATCAGCCGTCTGCATCTGGAACTGCTCCATCATCCGCTTTTGCGTCTGCGCGCGGTCGTAGAGGCTTGCGCCTAGCTGAAATGCTTGAAGGGTTTCGTCGGCCATAAGATTAACCTATTCTTCCCTGATAGAAAGTTGACGGAGGCACTGCGTAAGTGGCGAAAGGCGACATCGGGTTCGGATATCCCGTTTCACCTGTGCTGTAATCGATTGTGGTACTGTTTACGCTTGGTGAACCGCCGGGAGTCGTGGCGTACAAATTTGGCATCTGCTGCATCAACCCACGCTGCGTATACGCGCCACCAGCAAATCCACCGGCAGAGGAAATCGCTCCTCCGATTGCAGCCATCGTAGGATCAGGCATCGCAGCCACTTGAGCAGCTTGCAAGTCACGATTGTATTGCTGCTGATTTTGCTGCTGCAAAGCTCCGATTCGCTGAGATGGTGTGATGAACATGCTGCTCACCGAGAACGGTTGAGCCATTCCAAACGCCCGTTGTTGCTGGATGAAGTTCTGAGCTTGCGCCAGACCTTGGTTCTGGATCTGCATCGATGTCAGACCAAAGTCGCGAGCTGACAATGCTCGGCCCATTCCGCTTCCAGCGCCAAACCCTCCGCCAAGCGCGCGTCCAGCGGCGGAGCGTTGAAGCTGAGATGCAACATCTTGAGAAACCTCGCCGCGCAAAGCTGACCCAATGTTCTTGCCAGCCTGTTGAATCAACTGGTCATAGCCAGGAATCGCGCGACGAAGCTGCGCCTCAAGCTGAGACTGCTCAGCGGCGGTCGTCTTTTGAGCGAGTTCCGTGGCAGGTTGAAGCGCTTCGATGTTCTGCTGAATCGCTTGCTTCTGCTCAGCTTGAAAATCAATCGGCTTAAATGCTGGAACTTTTGGCTTGCTGCCCTTGCTCAGCAATCCGCCAAGCAAGCTCGTTCCGCCAAGGATTGCCGCACCACCTAGAATAGCTCCCATAAATTAAAATACCTCCTTCACAAGACGATTGCCGTTCTCAATCGAGAACACCTTTTCAGGTTCGTGACGTTGGATGTTCATGGTTACCAAACGTGCAGCTTTTTCCTCTGGAAAAGCTCGCTCGTTCTGGAAGCAATGAACCCACACCCGCCGCAAAGTATCCACCTTAAAAAGCTCGTTCTCCTCGATTGTCATCACGCCGTGCAAAGATGCCCATGCATCCGCGTACTCACGAAGCGCTTGAACCGAAGGAAGGTGAACCTCGTAGCCGAATCGCTCAGTGCATTCTTTGGCCGACGCTTCTGCGTCCTTTTTGACGTACACCTTCACCGAATCATGCACGACTGCCTTTGGAAGATATCCGTAAGTCGAGCAGTCAGCGACGTACTTGTAACGAGTCCGGTATTCTTCAATCGACTGCTTCCAATTCGGATCGGTCGCACCCTGCTCATGTAGGCCAAGGCAGTCCGCTTCCAACGAGAAAAGGACCGACATGAATGCCGATCCGAATCGAGGCAGACCGCAAATTTGGAAGAGCTTACCTTTCATTTTTTATGCACAAAGAAGTCCACGCGGCAGTACGCGCGAGGATAAAGATAGCCGACTCCGAATTAGGAATCATACCCAGCTCACTGCAAATTACTGCGGTATAAAGAGCTGCATTCGGATGAACATCCTTTCCAGCTTCCTTTATCCATCCGTGAAGCTGTTCGATTCGAGCGTTCGCGTTATGGAAGTCCGCAGCGATAATCTCACGCACACGGCTCCATGCCGGATCGATCCGATCCTTAAAGAACGAATTGCCGAAGCCGGGAATCTTCATGCCAGCTTCAATGGCCGACTTCAACGCTCGCTCATCGAATCGTTCGTAAACGAATCGAGCAGGTCCAATCGGGCCGTGTGCATCGCCCAAAGTCAGGATTGCTGAAGCGATTCCATTAGTAAGCTGGGCGCTTCCAAAGAAAGCGTTCACCGCAGCGCCGGAACTAGCGTTCTGATTGTTCCGAGCCGCCATGTCATGCGCGTCAAAGACAGCCTGAAGCAACTCCAGTTTTTTCGGAGTCGCATCAGCCAGCGCAAAGTCGATGTTGAGGTTCAGAACCATTGCGAGAATCCACCGCCATTCAATCCTACACCGACCATGCGTATCGTCGCGACAGCGTCGCCCAGATACTGCATCGTCTGCTCCTGCACAGCTTGAACCGCTTTGGCTTCGTAGGCCACTGCTTCCTGAATCAAATCGTTCTCTTCCTTTCGAATGGCCATGACCATCAGCTTGATGGCATCAGCGCACGGAGGAATAAGGTAGTCATTGACGCTCGTCGCGTTGATGTGGCGCATCTTCGCCATGACCGTCACCGGCTTATCCTCGTCGTTGTTACAACGATCTGTCAGGTAACTGCGACGATACTGCGGCAAAGTTTCATCAGGGTCGTAAACTGCCAGATCCGTTTCCAGAGCAGTCGTCGCATCGTACTCGTACAAGCGGCTGACCGTGTTCGTGGCCCCACGAATGACGCCGGTCAGTTCGATAAATTTCTTGGTAGACTGAACGTACGGCAAAGCGAGCGTCAGCTTTTCTCCGTCAATCCACGCGCCACTGGATTGCGTTCGAATCCACTGACCGTTCTGATCAACACCTTGCAGCGTGATGGTTTTGCCGACATCCGAAGCGTCGCCAGGGTAGACTCGAAGATAGCTGTTAGTACCGCCAGACATGTCGCGGTAAGAAACCACAGTGCCACGATCAATAAGCTGCTTCCCAACGCACACTTGATTGCCATTGAGAAGTCCATATCCGGTTTCCTGAAACTCGAACCATTGATTGCGAACCGTTCCGACTCCGCAGCAGTCAGCTACAGCCTCGATGGTTTCGATCTGTCGCGGCCAAGTGATGCAGCCACCTACGGTGTGAATCGTGAAGCGTCCGTACGCTCCAGCCCACAACCCTTTGTGTAGAAGCCTTCGACACGCCTGATTGATGTAATCATAAACGCGCTGATCATCGACACATGTGCCGATGACCCGAGCGATTGTGGAGCGAATGTCCTGAACGATTAGCTTCATTTGGTGTAGTAGACTCGGGCAGTTCGCTTGATGAAGTAAACACCGTAGAACGGCGGCAGGTTGTTGTGGCCAACAGCATTCTGGCTGTCATTACCAGTCTTGTCGGAAGTGGTCGTTCCGATGTCGCCGGTCGTGATGCTCGGTCCAGCGCCACCGCCACCGCTTCCAGCAGCACCTTGAAGAATCTGCGTCGGGTACGACCCAAGTCCGCTCCACGACTTGTTGACGAGGTAGTAATCGTCGTTTGCCGGTGCAATCAGTTGAGCGACACCGTGAGTGTGTTCGTTGAATGCAGTTTCGGGAACTGTCAGCGTGTGCTTGTCCTCGCCAACAACGGAAGTTGTGGTGGTAGTTCCTTGAACCGAAACAGCTCCGCTTGCCGCAAAAGAACCAACGCCAACCGGAAAACGAGCCTCAAACAACGTGTCAATCATCCACATCGGACCAGTAACATCCGTGGCAGTTGCAGTACCGTCGCCACCGTCGTACGAAAGAAGATCGGTCGGTGTTCCTACAAAGATGCGACGATCAAATCCGTTTGGAGCAACAGGATTCTTGCTTGTCCACCGTCCCTGATTGAACACCCACCAATTCCCATTCTCATCCAACCACGGATAAACCTGATTGTTCAGCGCAGGAACAGTCGGGCCAAAGTTGAAGAACGAGTTTCCAATCGCGCTGTTAAACGTAGCTTGCGTGCCGCCGATGATATCGTTGGCCAACTGTTGGTAGTTGGACGGACAATAATTGTACGGAAGGCTTGGAGCTGTGAGCGTGATGAGCGTTAGATTTGCCATACTATTCCGATGAGTAGAGAAGTGGATTTATGTCGCAACCTTCAAGAATCTTGCACCCCTGGAATGTCCTGCACTCGCCAACGGCAGATTCCTGAACGTCGTAAGCGTGAACTCGAATGCTCTTGATGCGGCAGTAACCGGAAATCGAAATGTTGAGCTGAACCTCGTAAAGATTTCTGGTTGGAGTGCTGATCGTGGAATTACACGGGATATCCGTAGGAGTCGGCAACCGCATCTTCGGCCTGTACTGAGGCTGAAAGTTGCTTATCGGACAAAGGTTATCACACTGCGTCGTAATCGCGCACTCACTCCATTCCGCCCATTCAAGCCAGCTAGGGTACTGGTCAGGACGATACTCCACGTTGAATCCGACGTTGCCATCTAGCGAGTCGATGAAAATGTCGCCCGAATCGAGCTTCTTCAGTCCGAACGGAAGCTCGAAATTGTAGGCGCGAGTCTGAACCAACCATTGAATCTCCTTCTTTGGATCGGATAGATTCGAATCGAACTTGCTGGTCTTGCTGACCTCCCAAATCTGAATCGTGTTGTCCGATCCGCGAGCGATTGCGAAACAAGCGTCTCCGTAAGCGTTCTCGGTCTTGAGAATCTGCAACACATCCAATCCGGTCCAGATTCCAGCCCAAGCAGGAGGAAATTTTTTCCTCAGCGAGGTAATCAGATCGAAATCAAGAACCATCAACGCCTTGTGGATAACTCCGTCAGCCCTGTAACGAGGCTGTCCAGTCATCAGCAGACGGTTGTCGAACACAACCGCAGAACTGGCCCACAGCAAATTCGTCTGATCGTTCTCTGCGATGTTTAGGATTTCGTTGCTGATGGGTGTATTCCCCCAATCGTTGAACGAACGACGAGCGATGATGAACGAGCGAACCCCATCGACAGCTCGGTAGAAAACGTCTCCGTTAACCGTGATGGCAGACCTAGAGCCAAGCGCGCCACTGGTCAGCAAGCTGATAGCCTGAATCGGATAATTCAGGTTCTTCCAAGTATCACGATCTACTGGAGCTTGGATGCTGAAGACGTATCGCGGAGTGAAGATAAGAAGCGGTCCTTGCCCAAGCGACGTATCTGGATTGCCGGGGACGGCCATTGCCGTGATGCCTCCTGAATCCGACGGAACCGCGAAGTCTCCGCCCTCATTAAGGAAGGTATTCTCGGTTTCCTTGAGAACACTGGCTCGCGTTCCATCCCCATAAACGATGTCAGTCGCTCGAAACGAAAACCCGTCAGGAAGCGCGTACCAGATGCGTCCATTGACGTAGGACATAATCTTCCCGGTCTTTATTTCGTCGTCGGTTGCGCGGCGCAGATTCGTTCCGTTGAAAATCAGCGGCTTGCTGAATCCATCTTGAATGACGACAAAGTTCTCCGCTTGAACCATCCATCCATCAAGCAGGTTGGAAGGATTCTCAAGATTCGGAGAAACCGTCAAATTCTGGGCGTTATTTTGAAGGCAGTCGTAAAGCCACACTTTACCACTGATCAGCATCAAAATAAACGTCTGACCGTTGTCTCCGATGTATGGAAGCGCGCACTGGAACGTGCCGGTCAAGCTCTGAGGACCGTAACAATTCTCCGACCATCCATCAGCCGTCACGTTGGTTTGATCCGCCGTAACTTCAGCATTGTCCGCTGTAATCGTGGTGCAGAGATTGTAATCCTTCTGAATGAAGCCGGGACGAGGAGAAATGAAACTCTGCCGGAAGCTGGCATTCACCGCAAACGCCACCTGATTCTTGTCCACCTCAGACGGCATCACGCCAGCGTCAATGCCACCTTCAAAGGTGACAGATCCGTCCGTGTACCTTCGTGGTGCGCGTTCGCTCATGGTTTAAGCCTGAATACGCTGGACGAACAATGAAGAGTCGGTTGATACAGTTAGATTAAAAACCCCTGTAGACTGTATCAACAGTTCGTAGTAATCAGTAATTGCGGTAGCTTGATCAATATAAGAAACAGATACCGGAGGATCGTTTGGAGATGCGTTTGTTACCGTAAAATTCAATGTTTGCAAAACATTAGAACCATTTTTTCTTAACAATACAGTCAAGTTTGACGTACCGCCAACTCCTACTAGATTTAAAAACGCATCAATCCGATAGTATCCGGTGTAAGGAACCGTAAAGCGTCCGGTAGCGGCAGTGAACCCAGCCGATGGGTCCAGTGTCACCCAAGAGCCAGAGGGAAAATCTCCAAGACTGAATGGATTTTTAGTCGTTAATGATGCAACCGTATTAGAACCAGTCAGCCTCCGCGTAAACGTGACGTAGTTGAATGAAGATCCTCCGGTTGTGGCAGCGATTGAAATAGTTCCAGCACCCGGCGTAATCGTGACGTTCGAACCAGCGGTCAGACTTGCCAGCGTGTATCCCGTTCCATTGCCAATGAGCAGTTGGCCATTGGTTGGAGTGGAGGACAGATTTGTTCCACCCTTCGCAATCGGAAGAACACCGCTGATGTCCGCTACAGGAACAGAGGCAACAGTCGAAACAGCACCAAATCCACCAGATCCTTGAGTCTTGAGGTAGCCAGCAGATAGCGAATCGAGAGCAGTCTCGTTCGTCAGCGTGGCGTCTGAAGTGCGGCAAATGTACGACGCGCCAACCGGAGCGCCGCCCGACGCACCAGGAGCGCCAGTCGCCCCAATCGCACCAGCCAGAGTGATAAGGGAATTAGCCGGAATCAGGGTGGTTGGAACAGCGTTGGCGATTCCAAGGACACCCGCAGCAGGGTTTTGAAGCGTCAGTTGCAGTCCATCAACCGACAGCACCTGCATGTATCCAAGACCCTGAATCGATACGAAGAACTGGCCAGCAACCGATTCTGGCAGAAATTGGGTATTATCTACGAAAACAAGGACGCTCGCGCCAAGAGCCGGAACAAAAAACGAGGCTGTCGTGTAGGTGAACGAATCGATTCCGTTCGTGCCATTCGTACCGTTGGCTCCCGCAGCCCCTTGAGGGCCGGGGATATTCACGACTACCGGCTCGGAGTCGCAAGGCTGGCAGCAGCCGGATGAAGAAACAAGTTGCGACGGCATAATTTTCCTTTCGCAGAACCTCAAGTCCAGCGAGAACTATTGCAAGGCCAAACTATGGCAGAGCAAGCGTCCGAGCATCAACTTATTCAGCACAAGTATGGAATTCGTTCACCGGTCAAGATTCCTGACCTAGAACTTGAACTTTACGCATTCCGAAACCGACTCCAGCCAAACGAGGGTGGATTGGGTACTTTCGAACATTTTCGGAATGCGACGAAAATGCTATGGCCAAAGCTAAGCTGGAATCCGTGGCTGGAAGCTCAGGTCGAAAGCCTCTGCGAGCATGATTACGTCGGTTGGGCTGGATGCGGTGCGAGCGGAAAGACCTTTGGCGCAACGCTTTTCGCAACAGTCTGGTGGCTGTCTAACCCCGCAAAATCGACCGTCGTTCTTACGTCCACAACCGCGAAAATGATCCGCAAGCGTATGTGGGCCAATCTTCAGGATCTTGTTCGAAAATCGCGCGGATTTCCCGGCAACATGGTCGATTCGAAGATGGCGCTTCAGGCCATCAAAGGCGACGACCGTCATTCGATTTCAGCCATTGCCGTCGCCGAAGGCAACACTTCGAAGGCTGTGGCCAACATTCAGGGTATTCACGCCGAGCGAGTGATGGTCATCATCGACGAAGCGACGGATACGCCCGAAGCAGCTTTCGAGGCTTGTACCAACCTTTCCAAGGGTTGCCGCGAGTTCAAGATGTTGGTTATCGGTAATCCGGCATCGAAGTACGACCCACACGGTCGATTCTGCACACCGGCAAAGGGTTGGCGCAGCGTAACGATTGAAGATCAGCATTGGCTGACCGAGCGTGGCATGTGCCGACGATTTGACGGCATGAAGTCGCCCAACATCAGCGAAGGGCGAACGAAGTACCCATACCTTATAACGCATGATCAGGTGTTATCCGCTATGCGACATGAGGGTGAGCAGAGTCCTACATTCTGGAAATACACGCGCGGATTCTGGAGTCCTGACGGCATGGTCAAGACGGTGTTGTCCGAATCACTGATCGAGACGCACACACCTACAAGAAAGTTGGTGTTTACTACGAATATTCAGTCGGTAGCCGGTCTTGACCCAGGATTTGGCGGCGACAGATGCGTTCTCCGCTTTGCCAAGGTTGGCACCGCTAACGATAAAATTAGCATACTTTTTGGCGATGTGGTTCAGATATCTCCAAATGCACAACTAACTGAGCCTGTTCACTACCAAATAGCCAATCGGGTCAAAGAGGAGTGCGGCAAGCGGGGCGTGTCGCCCGACAAGTTCGCTCTCGATTCAAGCGGTGAAGGTGGCGGTCTTGCGGACATTCTGACTCGCGAATGGGGTATTGTTCATCGCGTTGAGTTCGGCGGCTCTCCATCGGCCATTCCGGTCAGCGACGAGGATAGTCGGCCATGCAATGAGGCATACGACCGCAAAGTGACGGAACTTTGGTTCTCGATGCGTAAATGGGTTGTCGAGGAGCGAGTTGGTGGAATGGACATCGAGACGCTGCAAGAGTTCTGCGCGCGCATGTTCGACGATTCCAAGCGGAAGATATCCGTCGAATCGAAGACTGTGATGAAGCAGCGAACCGGCAAATCGCCTGACTTGGCCGACGCAGCTACAGTCTTGCTTGATCTAGTTCGAAAAACCGCTGTCCTCGAACCGCGAGCAACCAGAATGGACAAAGTCTGGGAAAAGCTCGTTCGGGACGCCGATTCAATCTACCACGACGAATCAATCGAAGAATGAGCAAAGCTACCGGATACAGGGTTCTCAACGAACACATGGTCATCCCCGGCGGATGGCATTACCGAGTTCCTGAGACTGGCATTGAAATCATGGGCGGATCATGGCCGCAGCTCCATGAGTTCGTCCGCAACCATTACACGGCGAACGCGATTCCAATTCCAAGCAACCTCGACACTTTAATCACCGAATATGCGTGTCGTAACGGTGCCGACTGCGCTTACAACGAGGTTGAACTTCCAAAACCCGAAGGTCGAAAGTCACTCCAGATCGGAGATGTCATCCGATTCAGCATGAGTTTGCTTCATGGCCTGACTGTTGGCGGCGGAAAAGTCGATCAGGCGGAGGCAAATCGACGCGCCAGCATCTGCTCAGGCTGTCGCTTCAATCGCAAACCACTTGGATGCACCGGATGCAACGCTCGCGTCCTCAAGGAGGCTGTAAAAACCTTCTCGCAGCACGGCAATACGCCGTATGACGAGCAGGTTCAGAGCTGTGAATTTTGTGGTTGCTTTATCAGAAGCATGGTGTGGTTTCCCATTGAAACACTCCATAAATTTACGGACGCTACAGAGAACGAAAACCTTCCGGCTCACTGCTGGAAAAAACGACCATGTACGGAAACCTAGCCCAACTGCCGCTTGAAACCATCAACGAAAACGGCAAAGCGCCTGAAACGCGCATAGCCGATGCGGCATCAGCTCGCGAAATTTTCCAGAAGCTGATCATGGCCGATCAGTTGCGGAACGTGACGCGCGCCAAGTTGCGCGGTCTTGTTGATGGTAACCCTCCGTACAATCCTGCCGAACTGCGTCGTAACAACCAAGCGTTCCGAACCAATGTGAACTTCCGTGAATCGGAAGCGTTCCTCACGTTGGCCATGTCTGCCTTCTACGATGTGTTCGCCGAGGTTCCGACCTACGCCAACATTCGCACCGCTTACGGCAACGACATGGATAAGCGGGAGGAGTGGTCGAAGATCATTACCGAGGAATTCGACCGTCTCCAGAAGATGGACAAAGACTTCGACTACCTCATGCAGCTCTCGCAGCGTGAGATGGTCCTTATTGGCGATGGCCCGTTGATTTTCGAAGACAGCACCGATTGGCGGTGTAAGGCTATCATGGCGACGGATCTTCTCGTTCCAGATGGAACCAAGTCGAACGTCAGCGACTGGAAAGTGGCTGCTGTCCGAACCCGCATGGGTGTCGATGATCTTTTCGAGAAGATTCAAGACGAGGAAGCCGCTCGCGCCGCCGGTTGGAACGTGGATTACGTTCGCCAGCGTATTCGCGCTGCGATGCCCGAGCCGTATCGCTCCGGCGTCCAATACGATTGGGAGTTCTTCCAGCGTCAGCTTCGCTCGAACGACATCACGTTCTCGGCTCGCTCCGAAGTGGTCTTGATGTGCCACATCTTCTACAAGGAGTTCGATGGTCAGATCAGCCATGTCATCATCGATGAGCGTGACAGCGAGGACTTCATGTACAAGAAGCTGCGACGCTTCAGCCGGTGGGAACAGGTTATCCATCCGATGTACTACGACCGTGGCGATGGCGAGCATCACGGCGTCAAAGGCTTGGGCATCAAGATGCTCCAGGCGATGGAACTGAAGAATCGTCTGCGTTGCTCGATGGTTGATAGCGCATTCGCTCGCACCCAGATTCTCTTCCGCCCTCTCAACCCGAACGCTCTGAGCAAGACGAGCGTCGTTCAGCAAGGACCGTATGCCATTCTCCCGCCCGACTACGAAGTCATTCAGCAAAACATTGCTGGCGTTCTGGACGCTCCTATGGCGGTCAACGCGGACCTTGAGAATGTTCTTCAAGGCAACCTCTCTCAGTATCGCCAATCGCTCAACAAGCCGTCGGGCAATCCTCGTACTGCCACCGAAGTCCAAGCCATCGTGGCACAGCAGTCAGCAATCGGTAAGACGCAGTTGAGCCGGTATTACAACCAGTTGGATTCTTTCTTCGAGGAGCGGTACAACCGCGCCTCAAACCCCAATCTGAACCCGATTACAAAGTCGGACAAAGACGCCATCGAATTCCAACGTCGATGCAAGGAGCGTGGTGTTCCTGTTCAGGCGATGATAGACATCGATTACGTTGAGGCGACTCGCACGGTCGGCCAAGGTTCTCAATTCGCGAAGCAGCAGCTTCTCGGGACTTTGCTCGGTCTTGCCGGTTCTCTTCCCGAAGGCGGAAAAGTCAACCTGCTCAAGGACTACATCGCCGCTCAGGTTGGCCAACAAATGGTGGATCGTTATCTGCCTACTCAGATGCAGTCTGCTCGCGTTCAAGATCAGGCCGCTCTTGCCGTGCTGGAGCATTCCTCGCTGCGCCAAGGCAACATGGCAATCGTCACCGATACGCAGAACCACATCGTTCACATCGACACGCATCTTGCTGCCGCGAACGAGGCTGCTGCATCGCTTCAACAGGGTGGAAATCCGCAGGAGATTGTCCTCTTCCTCCAAGGCATCGGTCAGCACGTTCAGCAGCACTTGCAGCGCCTGTCCACCGATCCTTCACGCCGTCCGCAGGTCGAGGCTTACACGCAGCAGCTCCAGATGCTTAGCCAGACCATCGAGCAGCTTGGCCAGTTGATTCAGGAACAGGCTCAGGCAATGGCGCAGCAACAGCAGGCAATGGCGATTCAGCAGGGTGTCGATCCGAAGACCGCTGTTCTCAACGCTGAAGTTCAGGCAAAAATCGCTCGCCAGAATGCCGAGGTTATGGCCAACATCCAGCGTCAGAACACGAAGGCGATGGCAGACCTGTCGCGCCGGAATGCGAAGACCACCGCTGATATTCAGCGAGCGAATGCAACTGCCGAGTCTAACTTGGCGCGTCAGGGATGAAAAACATACACTTCGTTCACGGTCTTCACGACGACGGATTCAACATCTGCGAACGCATCGCAATCGCTTCAGCATGGATGAACAATCCTGACTGGAGCGTTTTTCTTTGGACTCCACAAGAGCCTACCGGCGAGCAGTGGGAAAAGCTCAAATCGAAGGTTCCGGTTCGCTTGATGCCAATCGGAAATCCGAAAACATGGAACGGTAACAACATCCCGCAGCATCAGCATCGCGCAGACCTGATTCGGCACACCGTTCTGTACGCAATGGGCGGCGTCTACGCTGACACGGACACCATCACGGTTGCTCCGTTTCCAGAAGACTGGCTAAACCATGACACTGTAATCGGTCGTGAATTCTGCGGGGACGAGCCGACCATTGGCCTTTGCAACGCAATCATGTTCTCGCAGATGCACAGCCGGTTCCAATGGAAGTGGCTTCAGAAGTGGCAGGAGTTTGACGGGGGAGGGTGGAACGAGATTTCTGTCCAGTATCCGTGGAAACTGCACAAAGAAAATCCGGGGTTAGCCAAGGCTGTTGATTTTGAAATGCTTGGGTTCATGCATTGCGGCTCACATAGGTATTGGGATGGAATCCACTCTCTGGATGGCTGTTCCATTGCCCACTTGTGGCGCACCTACCATGACCAAAAAATGCGCGCACTCACTGAAGCGGAGATTCTAAAACGCGAAAACACTTACTGTCTGCATGCTTCAAAATATCTTTGATCGAATCTACCTGACAGACGAGTGGAATGGAGGATCTGGCCCAGGTTCTCAGCCACAAAACACCGCAAAATACGTCAAGTTTCTCAACTCGTTCATCCGAGAAAACAAGATCAAGTCGATCTTGGATGTCGGCTGCGGAGACTGGCAGTTGATGTCGATGATTGATCTGTCTGGGGTTCGCTACAAGGGCATCGATGTCAGTCCGGTTGCGACGGCATTCGCGAAATCAAAAGCTCCGCTTGGAACCGACATCAGCACCGATAGCATCGAAGACATTCAAGAATCGTTCGACCTCGTTCACATCAAGGATGTCTTGCAGCATCTTGAGTTTTCAGAGTGCCGAAGGATTCTCGAAATCATCTCCACTCGTCACAAGTCGGCATTGATCGTAAACGAACATCCCGGTGCATCGAACGACATTCAAAACGGTCAGTTCAGGCCGCTGAGCATTACCGCAGAGCCTTTGTGTTGGCCACGGTCCACGGTCATCAAGGTGTTCACGAATCCTCTTTTCAGAAAGTCAGTCACCTATATCCACTCAAAATGAGCAGCCAATACGATGCGCTTAGAAATTTTGTCGCCGACCAATTTCCGAAAATGGGCGGTTGGTGCGACGTTGAAAAAGGATTTCAAATCGGAAAGCTGGTCATCGACAGCAAGCCGCAACGAATCGCTGAAGTTGGAGTCTTCGAAGGCAAATCCACATTAGCACTGGCCTACGCCTGCAAGCTCAATGAAAGCGGCTCCGTCTACGCTATTGATTCTTGGAAGAAAGAGGACTGCATCGACGACGAGAACAGCGGCAATCAAGAGTGGTGGTCGAAAATCAATCTTGAAGGCCACTACGAGGCTTTCGTTGGCCACTGTGTTCGCGCGCAGCTTGTGAAACACATCCAATTCTGCCGCATGTCCTCATGGGATGCGTCGCGATTCCTGCCCGACATGGACATGGTTCACATCGACGCCAATCACGCCGAATGGCCGTCTACGAGCGATGTCGTCAACTGGCTTCCGAAGCTCAAGGTTGGCGGTTACATCGTGATGGACGATGTGAATTGGGAATCGACGCAGACTGCGATTCGATTTGTGGAAAAATACTGCACCCTGATTCAGCGGTATGACCTCAAAGAAAGCGTATTTTCAATTTATCAAAAGACCAAAAAATGATTCCAATTGTCATCACCCAGCGCGGCTCTAAACGCATCGATTTTGTAAAAGAAAGCCTCAAGAAAGCTGGAATTGAAAAGTTCAAGTTCTTCCACGGTCTGAACGGTGCAAAGTCTGGGCTTAAGGCAACGATTCCGTACATCGAAGATGATCCGATAAATCCCTACTACATCTGCGCCAAGCACATCGGATGCACCATGTCGCACATCATGCTCTGGAGTGCGCTTGAGATGTCCGAAGGTGAGAACTACTGGTTGGTTCTTGAGGACGACGTTGTTTTCCGAGATGGGTGGAAAGAGGCAATCGAGCTTGCGCTGAAGGAGGCTCCAAAAGATTGGGACATGATTTTTGCCGGATCATGCTGCTCCGCCGGTCGTGTTGAGGAAAAAGTTGGCCACAACTTGTATCGCTGCCATCCGCTTTGCACTCACGCCTATCTTGTTCGACGGAAAGCGTTGAAGCCACTTCTTGAAACTACTGTCGAAATTTCGGCGCACATTGATTTGCTTATCTACTTCAAAACGAGGCATCTTTTGAACTCTTACTCCATCCTCCCAAGGGTGGCCGACCAGTTCGAAACTGAGATTCCAGATTGATTGGCGAATTCAAAATGAAAGACATCATCCGAGAGCTGTCTCTTAAAGCACTCAAGCGATTTGCAAATGGCGGTGATGGCCAAGCGGATCTTCTGAATGAAATTGAAGATCTGAAACGAACGCTTGAGATTCGAACCAAAGAACATGAGGAGCATTTGACCGAGGTCCGCGAGGAACGCGATCATTGGCTTTCTCTCTACGACGAAATCAAATTCGCAGCAGAATTCCTAATGAGCTACGCAAAAAATGACGTTCCCAAGTTGGCCGAACAGGTTGACTGGGAGGTAGGCAAAATTGTCCTGCCTGAAGAAACTGGAACCTATTACTTCAATCCGGCGATTACGCAAGATCCTGACGGAAAGATCCTGCTCTTTGCGCGTCGTTGTCGAAACAAGCGAGAGAAAGATGAGGATGCCTATGTTGAGAAGAACGACATTGTCATCTTCGAACTCAGCCAGAACCTGCGAGCCACCAAGAAAGCACTCGCAACGCTGGTTTCGCATTATCCGAATGAGCAGTTCGAAGACCCGCGTGTCGTTAAGTTCGGCGACAAGTATGGACTAAGCTGCTGCACGTTCGTCCCATTCAAGTCGTACGCGCACCAGGGGATGTTCCTGCTCGATAAGCAGTTCCTAAACGTCGGTCGTTTCGATCCGATCTACGGCAACAACTACGCGCAGGCCATGATCAATGATGGCCATGAGAAGAACTGGCTCTACTTCGTTCACGACAACGCGCCACACATGGTGTATTCGGCCAATCCTCATGTCGTAGTGCGCCTTAATGGGCGTCTTGAGAAGGAAGCTGAATACGTTACCGACGAGTTCAACCCTCTTTGGAAGTTTGGAGAGGTCCGAGGCGGTTCAAACCCAATCTACGTTGACGGTCTGTACTGGACCTTCTTCCACAGCTCTTTGCCGTGGATAAACAAGAAACGTCGCTACTACATGGGCGCATACGCATTCGAGGCAAAGCCTCCATTTCGCATCGCTCGGATGACGACTTTGCCGATCCTGACCGGAACAAATCAGCAAGACTGGTGGCCGGGGCTTCCGGCGGTCGTCTTCCCGTGTGGCGCATTCTACGACAGCGCGAAGAATCAATTCGTCGTCTCGTACGGCATCAACGATGTTGATTGCGGCTACATCAAGCTGCCTCTCGTTGACATGCTTGAGATTACGAAGGTCATTCGACCGAAGCGCGATGTCGTCAACAAGGAGAACCCAATAAAACTCGACGAGGTTCTCGATCCGATTCCCCAAAGGCACAAACTGAAACGAAACAAGAAAACAAAGTATGATCAACTGGCTAAGAGGCTCGAAGAAGGAGAATCCGAAGAACCTGCTGGAGCTGCCTGACATCAATCTGTCCGACTGGCAGACCGATGGCCAACAGGCTGAACTCGCTCAAATTCTGCAAAATCCGATTCTTCGCATGGCATTACGCATCGTTGCCGAATCAATGCCGGTTCCAATGCCGTCACATGGCAGTAAGGAATCGGACATTATTTTCGCTGCCGGTGTAACCGCTGGCTACGCGCATTGTCTTGAAAACCTTCGTAAATTGGCGGTAATTGAAACAGCGAAAGAACCAGAAGCGACATTCGATAAGCAATACTAACAAATTATGGAAGAACCACTGAACTCACCTCTCACCAACAACGGAACAACCCCCGACTTCGGCAGCTCGTTCATCGACGCTTTCAAGGCAAGTGGCATTGATGACGCCGCATTGGCTGATGAGTCGGCCAATTCTGCCTCGCAGGTTACGGAAGAGCCGAAGGCTAAAACTCAGAAGCCAGCCTCAAAGTCCGCAGACGCCTCCAAGCTCAGCAAGGCTGAGATGGATATCGAGCGGATGTTCGGTACGAAAAAGCAGCAGGCTGAGGCTCCGACTTCTACGGACGCTGATTCCGATATTCCCGAGACGATCAAGTCCACGAAAGCCGCTGATGCTTTCCGCAAGATCAAGGAAGAGAAGGCTTTGCTGGCCAAGCAGTTGGATGAGCTGAAGTCTGGAAAGACTGCCAATCCGAACTACGAAGCGCAGCTCAAGACATTGCAGGAAGAGCGTGATGCGCTTTCCGAGCGTGTTCGCATCCTCGATGTCGAGCGTCACCCTGAGTTCGTCAAGAAGTACGAAGGCAAGATTAGCGGCGTCTTTGATTCCGTGAAGAACCTTGTTGGAACTGACGGGGAGCGACTTGTTGATTTGCTCAAGTCGCCCGAGAGCGATTATCGCAACTCGCAGATTGATGACATTGTCGAAGGTCTTTCACCGTCCAAGAAGGCAAAGCTCGGTGCGCTGATTGTGAAGTACGAAGAAATCAATGGCGAACGCGCGTCAGAGATTTCCGAGGCGAAAGCTGATTACGACGCCATCATCTCGAAGTACCAGCAAGACAACGAGGAGGGTACTAAGGCTGCGTTAGAGTCGGCCACCAAGACCTGGGCTAAGGTGAGCGAGAATGCTCGCGCGCTTGAAATCTTTGAACCGCGCGAAGGAGATGAGGAATGGAACACCGAGTTGAATGGCCGACTGAGTCTCGCCCAGCAGATCTTCAACGGCGAGAACAGTGAAGAAGACCTCGCCAAGGCGGCTCTGTGGGCCGCTGCCGCGCCAAAGTACCGCGAACTGCTCTATGCTCAGGTCGAGGTGAACAAACGCCTGCAAGCTGAACTCTCAAAGTATCGCGGAAGCGAGCCTGGAGTTACCTCGAAAGCGACATCTGGAGGTTCCAGGCCTGCCAGCACAAACGCCGCGAAGAGCGAAGACTTTGTCGCCAGTGTGATGAAGTCGCTCGGACGCTAAAACAATTATCCCCCGATGGTTCTCGTTACCACCGGGGGATTTTCGTTTAAATCACTTATCTACGGTAAGGACCGCTTCCGCTCGGAACCGGCTTTGCAACCGGTTTAATCGGAGGCTTCGGCGGAGGAGACTGCTTGTAAGGTCCGCTGCCGCCAACCTTAACAGACGGCGAACCTTTGTATGGTGCGTTATTGCTCATAATTTTGCCTTTTTCCGCATCCTATGCTGATAACCGATCTTCTGAAAGCTGGTTTTTTCGCGCTTGAATCGAGCTTTCTCCGCGCTGCTCATCTCCATTGTCGTCTTTGGAGTCTTCTCGCTCACACGCTTTGTTGGCCTACAAGCGGGATATCCAGCGCGCTCTTCTCCCTCCTGACGACCGCACGGCTTGCCGGTCTTGATGTCCACCCACTTCTCGGCGAACCAGCGTCCAAGACCGCCTCTGACTTTCTTATCTGACATCGGCAACCTTGTATTTGCCGCCGCGCTTCTTGTACTCACGAACGAGCCAAGCGTTGGCGTATGCTGATGGATAAACGTCGAACTTCGCTTTGGCGGCGGACTTCATCTTGCTGTAGAGCGAAGTGTTGGTTGGGACGTTCTTTTTCATTCCTTCGGCAATGCGTACCAACCCTCATGTATCGTAATCCGGTTCTGACTACGCACCGATTTGCCGCTCGCGTCAACGACCCAAACCTTAGCCTTAACGTCCTCAGCGAGGCGTACAGGCTCACCGTGGGGGACGTAAATCACTCGGCTCGCGCAGCTCACGCTCATGCTCGCGCACACGATCAAGAAGAGAACGCTTAAGATCAGGTTGTTTCTTGGCGTCTTCATTTGTTGTGTCTTTGGTCGTCAGCGCATGAAGCCAGATGACCAGCTTCATAACGAGGTCGGCCAGGAAGTTCATTCCGTCTGTTTGGCGGCTGATTGCTTGTTCTTCCACATAGACCAAGCGACGCCAGAAATGCTGACAGCAGCACCGGCCAATTCAGCAACCTGATCGGCGCTGGCCAACCCTTTAGCAACGATGAATCCACCGGCAGCGGTCAGGATATGGCGGAGAAGGGAGGAGATATTAGCGTTCATTTGTCGTTTTTGAGTTTGCGATAAAGTTCGACTGCTTTGACGGCGCAAGTTAGAAGCGCAGCAAACGCGCCAAGTGCCAATGACGCAGTCTTGAGATGAGGATCGGAGAATACCGCGTTCCCCAAAATGCCGATGGCCGGACCACCGACGCCTATTGAGATATCTCGAATGAAAGCGTGGTGGTCCGTCATCGTGGTGGTTAGTTAGCGAGCGAAGCCTGAGCCTTGGCGGCGTCGAGGATCAGATCGTAGAGAGGAAGTCCGGCTTTCACATTGTTGATGTTGCCAGCCTTCATTGCGATTTCCACGAGTTGCAGCAGGGTGTTCGCTTGTTCGACGGTCAGTTCAATTTTAATCATGCCGCCGGAGCATCCGAAACAACCGGCTGTTCGTCAACAGCGGCGACAGGAGTTTCCGCATTGACGAGCGGCGGCTCCACCTGAGGCAGCATCGGAGGAACGATCATCACCGGCGGCAACCACGGCAGCGGAGGAGCGATGACCGGAGGGTTGATCTGGTTCTCGATTTGCGCGGTGACATTGGCTTCGATGGCGGTCTTATCGACGCCATTGGCGTAGCACCAGCCGAGGACTTGAGCTTCGGTCAGATCCTCGTATGGCGTGAACGAACCGCTCGGCGGAGCGAACGAGCATGAGCCGTAGCAAGTTCCGCTGAACGATTCCTGCGAGCCGTTGCAACGCCAGTCGGCGGTGATGACGACATCGGTGAGAGTGCCTTCGACTTTGCGGACGAGAAGGCGTTCGATGATCCAAGAGAGGGTAATCATGGGATATTAGGCGAGGGTCAGGTTGGCAACACGGGTAACACCATCGGAGCCGCGATAAGAGAAGCGGAGGTTGGTGTTGCTGGTGGCGTTGACGGTAAGCTGGCCGTTGGTGGTCAGCGTTGCGGGGGTGTTTGAAGACAACAGAATCAGATTCCCGCTCGCATCGAGGGTCATTGCTGCCGTCGCGAATGTGGTAATCGGATTGTTCGCGGTTCCTGAAGCCGCAACAAACCATTGGTGAACGCCAGTCTGTAAATTGTAGTAAGTAGCTGGTCCGGTTCCCTTGTACTCCCAACGCGCATCGGTGTTGTCGAAGTAAGCGTTGTGGGTAATACCTCCGCTGAAAACGCCTAATCCGCCAGATACAATATCAATAGCTCTTACGCTAGATGTCCACGCACTCGGGGTAACGGCTATGCCCACGTTGCCCGCGGAGTCGATCAATAAACGAGTAGCAACAGCCGTTTCATCTCCGATCAAAAACTGACCGGATGTGTTGGATGCTACAACGTATCTTCGACCTGAACCACCGTTGGAGTTGAGCTGAAGTTGAGCAGAATTGCCGTTGGAGGCTTGAACGAAAACCATTCCGTATCCGCTCGCGCCTTCAACCTGAATGCGTCCATCCGTGGTTCCACGAGCGTGGATGTTGAACGTAGGACTAACCCCCACGCCCAGCCCCGTGGAGTTCAGGCGCATGGCTTCGGAGCTGTTGATAATCCAGCTCAAATTCTCAGACGCAGGGTTTCCCATTCCACAGTTCTGATACCAGAAACCGTACATTGGAACAGTCGAAGAGAATCCGGTTGAAACAGGAGTTTGAATGTAAGCTGAAGCAACTGGAGCAGTAGGATCAGTGGTCCTAAGAAACAACGCACCAGCACCGGCGGCTCCACGAACATCAAGCGGAAGAATTGGACTCGCCGTGCCAATGCCGACACCAGTAGTGGTCGTAGTAAGACGAGTCGTCCGCACCGTCAGATCGCCGGTGATGGTGGCGGAGCCAGCGGTGACGAGTCCGGCAACGGTCAGCGCATCGGTGGTCTTATTGTAAACCAGACCGGCATCGCCTGCCAGATTTGTTCCGCCATCATTGAAGATGACCTGAGTCGTCGCGCCGGGAAGGGCGACACCACCGCCAAGAGCGGTGTATATCTCCGTGAAGTTCTGGTTGGTATAATCGAACGAAGTGCGAAGCGGAGTTCCCGTTCCGTCGTTCGGAGCTGTTCCGATATTGATCGTTTGCTTTGCCATGTGGGTGTATCCTAAAAGGTTTGTTAATGGTTAGATAAATTCGGTCATGTCCGCCGTGATGATCGTACTGTCCGCCGTAATCACGGTGTTATCAGCGGTAATATCCGCCGTTCCACCAAGAATCGACGCCTCCCAAAGTAGGCCAATCTCCAGCAGAATGCGTTCGCGCGGACTCTTGCATGAAGCTCCTTGAGCCTCCGCAATCAATTCAGCCGCTTCAGTGCAGGAGATGATAGGCATGAGATTTTAGAACGGATGCGAAGTGATGTACCAAGCCGTCCCGTCCGATATGATGGTAATGGAATTCCACTGCGGGGACAGCACATGAGTCAGCGCGCCATCAATCGTCTCAGACGCATAGGCATCAACCGTAACCGTGTTCGCGCCGCTATTGATGCGCTTGAACACATAGATGCGGCCAGGAACCAACGCAACCGGAGGAAGCGTCAGCGTAATCGAACCTCCAGCGGCATTGCAGACAAGCAGATAATCACCGCTCACCACATTGCCAGTTGCGCTAACGCTCCGATACGCGCCGCGCGTCGCACCGCCGCCAGCCAGATACGTCGCGATGCGATTCTCAAGGGCCAGCTTGGCCAACTCTACCTCACGGGGCGAGCGACATCCCAGCGACGCCGCCTCATTGATCAGCGTCTCCGCCTCGTCGCATGTGATGTTTGGCATATCGGTTTATAATTTAAGCCATCGGGCCGCGTCCGCGCTGCATCACCTCAGCGATGAAACCGCCGCCGCCAGGAGTAGATTCCTCCATCTCCTCGCCCTCCTCATACTCCTCCTCGCCTCTCTCGGCCATCTTCTTACCCTTAGACTTCTTCTCGTAACCGGGTATGGCCATGCCATCAATCTCGATGACCTCCGCCTTTCCGTTCTTACCAAGAACGATAGTCGCCATCGTCTGGAAAGCCTCGCCTTCCTTCAAGTTCTCGGGGATTTCGACGCCTTTGGGAATGGTAAATACCGGCATGAAGCGAGCATCAGACTCATGGCATGTATGTCAATCAAAAACCCCCCACCAGCCTTTCGGGCCGATGAGGGGCTGCTCCAACAACGGAGCTGTGAGACAAACAACCTATGAGATAATCCGGTGGCCACAATCGCCGAAAAGAAAAAACCCGCAAGCATTTTCACGCCTGCGGGTCTTTTGAATGCTTAGCGTCAGATGATCCGCGAAGCGTGAGCGTTTGCAGCGTTAGCTGCAAATGATCTGGGTCAAAGCTCCGGTGCAACGACGGAAGATGATGGTCATGCCCTGGTTGGTGAAAACAGGCTCAGAAGCGTGAATGAACTCAGCGTAATGCTGACCCTTCTTCTCCAACGGATCTTCGCAGTCCGTATTGAACTTGTAGGCACCCGTCACCCACTGCCACTCGCCCATGTAGTTGGTCGGCATCCAGCTCAAATCACCAACACGGTTCACAGGACGCACGATGTGCGACTTGAACACATACGGGGTGACGATGAACGCAGCCTCGAACGGGGCGGTCGTCCAGCTCGAGTTGACGCTGAACACCGTACCCTTGGTGCCACTGGAGCTGGTAAACGGCTGAACCAACGTGTACTTGCCGCCAGCGTAGGTGAAGCGGGGCGGGAACAGATTCGGAACGTGCCGGAAGTTCTTAATCACCCGATTCGCGCCAATGCGCTTAAGCAACTCAGCGCCGCTGCCGCTGCCCATATCAGCCTGACGCAGATCCTCACGGAACGCGGGGTTGTTCTGAGCGATGCGCTGCGAAGCCTCCAGACCGATGTAGAGCGGGAACACCGGGCCGTCGCTGCTGTAGCTGATGAAGCCAGAGCTATCAGGATTGGTAGCGCCGTTGCGGATCAGCGTGGCGGCGGCGACATCGAGCATCTCCTGAGTCAGCTCGGAGGTGGACTGATTGAGCGCCTGACCAGCGGAGCCGGTCTGAATCCAGGGGAACTCATTCACGCCAGACGGAATCGTCTCAACCTGAGTGAAGGACGAGTCGGCCACAGCCTTGATGGCGAACTTGGCGAAGGTGTTCTGGTAACGAGTCTCCCAAGAACGCTGCGCGCGGATCGAGAGCTTCTCCAAGTACACGCGCAAGAACGCCTCGACGCGATGGTCGAAGGTCAAATCGTCCTTACACAGGAGCGGACCTTTGAGGGCGAAACGCTCAGGACTCCAGGTGACGGCATTAAAACCGACCGGAACGTCATTGTAGGTGACATCGCAAGCGCCACCGTTCTCGCCGCTGGCGAGCGTGATGGCCGACCACTCCTCAGCCGCAGTCGGCTCGATGCTGGTCGTGTTGTACGAGGTCTGGGTCAGACCAGTACCCTGAGGATACTCGCCGCGCTCAATCATGTTGAGCCACATCGAGCGGTACGAGGCGCGTTTATAGACGTCCTGCGCGAGCGACTCAGTAGCCACTGCGAAGGCGTTGAAGACATTAGGACAAGACATGAGATTATGAAATTAAACCGACGTTATCTGCGTTATGGTTGGCCATCTATCCACCACACGGTGGCTGATTATCCAACCTACTACATGCGGAGTGTCATTGCCGCTTAGACGGTTTTGCGATGGCTGACCAAGCCTCCGCATTGCTTAAGGTCGTTACGCGCACTGACGCACAAGGGCGACTAAAGTGTCAATCACAATTAGTAATTGGCCTCAAACTCATCGGTCAGCTCCGACTGCTCCGCCATGTAGCTCTTGTATCCACAAAGTAGGCCAAGTTTGTGGGGTTGGATAATATGCTCCTTCGCGATGACTCCACGGAATGTGTACGGACCTGGGAAGGTTCCTGTCATCAGAGCGTAGAAGTCCACTCCGTCGGTTTTCGATCCTTTGCGCGCATCGACCAATAGCTTTCCATTGTCGTACTTGGTCGTTTTCACATCGACGCGAAATCCCGGTGGTGGCGGGACAAGCGCGTCATAGAGCGGATGCGGAGGATTACGATCCGTATCCAAATCAGGATAAACATTGAACAGCTTGCAGAAAGCCAGCTCGCCGCAGATTCCCTCAAGATCGACCGTATGTGGATCTTCCGCGCTGATCTTCAGGTTCACCACATTGAAATATCGATTCTTACCATTTCGATTCTTGGCTACGAAATGGGCGAGCTTACGCTCCGCTGTTGAGAGAGAAATACTTTGACCAATTTTGATTTTGTTTAACATGGTCAAAAAGGCGGAAAATTTTTGAGGGGGGTATCGTAAACGAAGCCCACCCCAAAAGGGGGCGGTCGGTCGGCTCCGCCATGCTCTATTCTCCAGCCAAAAACAATCCTTTTATGTCATTAGCTTATCTAATCCAGTCTATTAGTCAGCCCGTCTTGTACAATCACTGTTATATTCACTCTTTCCCAGTTTCTCCCGTGACTTGAATTTCTGCGATTCGATCCGGCATCGATCCGAGTAAATTGATCGAAACGGACGCCGCTTCACCTTGTTCGGACCATCCGAACACAAGCGCCGACCGTTTGGCAACGCTGCCCAGAATAGTCTCTCTCACGCTTTCGTCCTTTATCCCGTCCAACGAATAACCTTCGATCCTTTCAAGCGTCGATGCCGCATCGGCTGCGAGTTTCGAACGGACTAGTGCGGAGAGGCTTTCTAGGGAAACTGTTTCTTTAGAGGAAACAGTGTTCCGCATCTCCTTCCTCACCTTGGGCAATCCTTCCCTTGAGGCTTTCGAAAGTAGAGTTGACTGATTCAATCCCAAGTCGCTTGAAATCGCTTTCCATGTTTTCCCCGCAAGGTAGAGGCTTTTGGCTTTCGTCCACTGTTCACTTGTCATGTCTAGTACCTTGCAACGCTAGGTAGCCTTTCGCAATCCCCGTTTCCAACCCCACGGGCTTTAACCAGGTTCCAAAAAAAAGTTTGGAAAAGTTTATTGACGCCTCGCCCCGCCCCGATCTATCGTCAACCCAATGAAAGAAAACCTACTCACCGCCGTCGCCGACAGCGTGGCAACCGGCCTTCCCGTTGACGTTGCCATTCCGGACGCCAACGTTGACGCTGCAATCGCCTTCCTACGCTCCCGTTTCATGGACGTTGATTGGGACGGTTTCCCCAATCGCGTCACTATCTTCGGAGATGACCAACGCATCGAAGGCGACGAAGACGCCGGACTTTGGGTTTTAAATCTGGTCATCCCTTCGACTGCCTTGGTAGCAACCTTCCGCAAGCCAAACGGTGAAACCGTCACCGATTCCCTATCTTATCACGAGCCAATGACCGACGCGTTGGATGCGGCCCGTGAAGATGCCCATCGATACGGATGGGCTTTCGTCTCCCTTCAAGCCGTCAACGCAATTTGAACCCATGAAACGCTCCACCCTCAAACGCATCATAATTGCAGCTGCAATCATCTCTCTCATCCTCATCCAAGCTTATCTAGAGTCTTCCCTAGGCTTCACTCCAAACCATTAATCCCATGACCAAAAACCTCCTATCTATCGACACAAACGCCAAGACCGTCAAAGGTCAGCGCAAAGGCTACCTGACCGGAATCCTCTACCTTGCGCCGGGAAAACTATCTGGCCTCATTAATGTCTGTCCCAATGCGTCCGTCGCTTGTGACAACCTTTGCCTATACTACGCCGGACGCGGCGCTTTTAACTCTGTTCAGCAAGCGCGTACAGCAAAAACTATTTTCTACGTCAAAGACCGTGAGGCCTTTCTTGCGACGCTGACCGAAAACGTGGCTTCGGTCATCCGAAAGGCCAAGGCAAAGCGCATGCATCCTGTCATCCGATTAAACGGGACATCCGATATCGGTTGGGAACGCTACACGGTCATCCAAGCGTTTAAAACGACCCGTTTTTACGACTACACCAAAAATTACGACCGCATGGTGTCGTTCCTAGATGGAAAACTTCCGTCGAATTACAGCCTGACCTTTTCCCGATCCGAAACCAACGAAACCCAATGCCTCGAGGTCTTGAAGCGTGGTGGCAACGTGGCGGTCGTTTTCCGAAAGTCTTTGCCGACGCATTGGAACGGATATCCGGTCATTAATGGCGACGAAAACGACCTCCGGTTTCTCGATCCTAAAGGCGTGGTCGTCGGCCTGACCGCGAAAGGTAAAGCAAAAACCGACACGACGGGATTCGTCGTCGGTTGACGGTCCGCTTCAATCTATTCGAAAGAGTAGGTTGACGCGTCTCTTCAATCAAAACATCCAATCCACTCAATCCAATGTTAAACCGATATCCTGGTCAGTGTGTCCAATGCCACGAATACGTTCCCTCAGGCTTAGGAACCGTCACAAAACGCAATCGCGCATGGCGCATAGACTGCAATGCATGCACCGGCCGCATGCCCGAAAACTCCGGCCTGGTTTGCGTCAAACTATCCTCCGGTTGGACAGGTACGCGCAATGCGCGCGGTCGTTGTGAAGATGCACCATGCTGCGGCTGCTGCTCTTTCTAAGTCTCAATCCACTCATCCAATCCAATGAAACTCGTTGAATTCCTACGCGCGCGCGCATTTGAAGAGCCGTTCCTGATGCATTCTGAAAAGTGGCAGTTCGTCACGATCAGACGCGCGGACGGAGCCGAAGACATCGGTGTTTATCGGTTCTCCACGGACCTTTGTTACGACTACGCAGACTTCCGCGCGCTGTTTAATCTCCAATAAATCATCCAATCCAATCCAATGAAAACCGTTGACGATAGAAACGAAGAGCAAAAGAAAACTCACATTTGGGCAATTGTTGCCAAGGACCGCGCCATGTCCTATTGGGGCGGTGCGACGGGCGGTGTCTCACGCTGCGCGTGGGCTGTTCCATTCGCAGATTTGGACAAGGTAGACAGATGGGTACGCGCGCGCAGCGACATGTCCCATGTGCGGCCGGTTGCGCTGTCAAATTACCGCGCGCCGAAAGGCACGGCGCATCTTCATATTTACGCGGTCGACCAGAATCATCCGGCGGTAAACCGTTGACCCATCCTCCGCGCGCCATGCCGCAAGCGTGACGCGAAAGGGTAGGCCAATCTATCCGTCAACCAATCCGAAGCATGAAAACAATCCATCAAATCATCCGCGAAATCCAATTCTTCGACCCTGCAATCCGCGCATTTGACGCGCACGACCTACCGCAATCCGTCCGCGCGTACCTGCACCATAACTACCGCATGGACGCGCGCCTGACGGACGAGGAGCAACAACTAGTCGAAACCTCTTTCGAACATTTCGCCGACAATCTGCGCGAATCATTTCAGGACGACCCAAGGCCTGACGCAACTCGCTTCTATCTTTTCGACGATCTTAGCCTGTACGTCAGAACCAATGCCGGACCAGAATTATGGGCCGACGCGCAAGTGTTCGTCGTGGAGCGAATCCTGCCAGCTATGCGCCTGACGCGCCTGGAGGCTGACTTGATGCGTGAAATCGGAATGGACGAGCAGGTGTCGGAGGTTCGCGACGACTTTTTCTCCTCCTTCGCGCATATCCTGCACCGCGACTGCGGCATCCCGCATTGCGACGCGCGGGAGCATTGGAACGCCTGGAGCCGCCAAGCTCCCGATTCGCTGACGGAGAAACTAGAACTGGGCGGCGGCGAATCAGGCCGCGCGGAAGGCATTCGTTTCGCGTCTGAGTACACCGTTAACGCCTGAAAACACCATGAAATCCCAATTCACCCCCGCCCCCTGGCTAATTCGATTCGAAGAGGATCGATTCGACTCGAAACTGTCTGTCCTTGAGGTCATCGATGGAAGCGATGCGTCATTGAATCATCCGCAGGGCGAACTTGTTCTTGCGCGAGTCAATGTCAGCGCGTTTGCGCCGCACATGGACGAACCGCTTGCCAACGCTCGCCTAATCGCCTCCGCCCCCGATCTTCTCTCCGCTCTCGAACGTCTCGCGCATCCAATGGCCGACGACGACGACCTGGACTACGCGCGCAAAATCATTGCCAAAGCGAAAGGCCAACAGTGAACCCCGATTCAAAAGACTTCAGGGCTGGCTTTGCTGTAGGCTTTATCCATGAGGACCTGCCGTCCCACTGGCGTGCGGAAAACGAGCGCAAGGCGTCAATGCCGCATGAGGACAACCATACGCGGGATTACTGGTCTGGCTATCTTCGCGGCATGGAGTTTCGAAAACTAGATGACGACAGCGGCGATTCGACCCGCTAAAAAACTCCCACGCGCGAACAAAACTATGCATCCCCTCCTTCTATCCGCCCTCATTCAGGTCGAATCCGGTGGAAACGATCAGGCCCGTGGCCGTCACGGCGAGCTTGGCGCGCTTCAGATCAAATCGATCATGGTTCGCGATGTGAACCGGATCATGGGGACGCACTACGCGCACCAGCAGGTAACCAACCGCGCCATCTCGATCTTCATCGCGGAAAGCTATTTCGCGCACTATGGCAAACACCTCAGCGACGAAAGTCTCGCTCGGATCTGGCAAGGTGGGCCAAAAGCCCTTAGAAGATCATCCACGCGCGCGTATGGAAAACGGGTCATGCGAAAGCTCCGCTCGATGGATGAATTCACTGAAAAGCCCACTTTCACCGCACGGTAAAACAACAGAAACCAATGAAACTAACCATTCAGTCCAAAACCAACGCCCAAACGATTGTCGATCTGTTCAACGCAATCATCACCGGCGAATGCGAAGCTCAGGGCGTCAAACCGCTCTCTATTTACGACGAGGACAAGCATATCTGCTCCATCACGGACGCGGACGGCAATCAAATCCTTGAGCTGATCATCGAACGCGAGCAGGGCGACAAGCTGGTTCAAACCGGCGAACCGGAGGATGCGCCGTGATTACCGGAACGAACGGACCCTACACTGGGTACGAAATCCAAATGATCGTCGAAAAGAAATATCGGGACGACTCGTTGAAGGCTCGGAATTTATCTTTGGCCGAGTTGCTGGAAAGGCTGGAATCTGTGCGTAAACGGAATTTGGACGCAATCGCTGGCGAGTCAGCCACACGCCTCGCGCATGTGTCCGCTGCATTATCCTGCCTTGAAGACGCGCTTTTCTACGTCCGCATGTATCGGTCAGCCGATAATACAGGCGAGGGCGAAAAGCGACGCCAGGAGCTGATCGACGACTCGGAAATGATCATCAACCTGATTCGCACCGGAGGACTCTACCCATGATCCGCAATCTATTCGCCCCGCCCCGCTTTAAGGTTCAAATCAGCGGCGCGATTGGCTGGAGCGATTTGAAGGAACGGGTCGTCCGTTTCGAAACGCTCGAATACGCGACGCGCAAGGAGGCGGAAACGACAGCGCGAGAACTGAACCCCGGCGAGTACACTCAGGGCCGCATCCGCGTCGTCCCGGTCGAAGTGCCGGAGGATTACGATGTGTATCCGGTCGTGGAGCGAGTGAGCGAAAAGCATTCAACATGAGTGATACATGGATACTTCCAAAGCAGTTACACACCTTGGCCTATGCGCTGGATACGGAGGCATTGAGCTTGGACTTAAACGAGCAATCCCAAGTCTGCGCTCAATCGCTCTTTGTGAGGTCGAAGCCTTTGCCATTGCGAACCTGGTTGCGAAAATGGAAGCGGGACAACTGGAGCCAGCACCTGTTTGGCCGAATCTTAAAACCTTCCCTTGGCAATCGTTTCGCGGATGCGTGGATATCCTCACTGGCGGCTACCCATGCCAGCCCTTTAGCGCGGCAGGAAAACGACAAGGAGCAGACGACCCGAGACATCTCTGGCCATACATCGCAAGAGGAATTCGGATTCTTCAGCCAAGACTCTGCTTCTTTGAGAACGTCGAAGGACATATCTCGCTGGGGTTGTCCGACGTCATCGAAGACCTGGCAGGAATGGGTTATCGAACGACGTGGGGCATATTCAGCGCGTCTGAATGCGGTGCGCCTCACCAACGCAAGCGGGTGTTCATCTTGGCCAACCGCATCGGCGCGGGATGGGAAGGATTCGCCGGGAGCATGGATGTATGCGGTGACGGATCGGAATCGGGAGGATCAGTTGGCCAGAAAGGTTTACGCGGTCGAGTTTGGCCGAGCCGTCCTAGCGGAGACAACCGATGCGAATGGGAACCACCCCGTGTCATCGACATATCGCCTGAATCCGAGATGGGTGGAGACATTGATGGGGATACCCGTTGGATGGGTTATGCCCACTGGGAATCCCTATCGGATTACGAGCGGCTATGCCACGCGCATGACAGCCGCATCGACGAACTTCGTCTCCTCGGAAACGGTGTCGTCCCAGCTACCGCCGAGTTAGCGTATCGAACTCTTGCGCGAGAACTTGTCGAAAATCACGGATAACTTTTCCGTTGGCCAATCTGAGCATCCAAAACCATGTCATTTCATCGAATCGATTCTAGCGCGGTCATGGGCGAAACCGTCCGTAGAGCCGCAAAACACCTTCCGAACGCTCTACGGGCCGTTTCCGCTCCATTAAACAGCATTCTCGAATGTCGATTGAGCGATACAAACGCGTTCCAACCCTTATTCCGAAACGGAAGCGGCACCGCCCTCAAAGGCGGGGAGCAAGCTTTCCGATTTCGGAATAAGCCTCTCCCCTTTTTTAGAAAGGGGAGGCTTATCTTTAGATGAGCTAGGTAGACCAAGGATAACCAAGAAATAGCCATTGGTAGATTTCCGTTGACAAGAGGACAAAGTAGAGTTATCCATTTTCCACCATGAGTTACCTTCCAAATGGTTCGACGCTAAGGGCGACGTTCCGAGAGATGCCGCCGAAGAGGCACAACCTGACCCTCGAAAAGTCGGAGTTACTGGCCTACATCGTCGAGACGATTGGCGGTGGTGTTGCCGAGGCGAACCGCGCGTTCAATTCGATGCGGAACGTGAAGAGTCAGGTCTTGGTCTTTGATCGGATCGAACGGGTCTGGCATGGTTGCGACTGGAAGCCGTCCGATGAGGAGGCGCAGAAGGATCTTGAATCGCGCAAGCTGTCGGATATCCGGCGGGAAATCGCCCAGCTTTGGAAGGCCATCAATGCCCTGCGTAAGGCGAGGCAGCGGGGAAGGAGGAGGCAGAAGGAGGAAAAGCAATCAGCCACAACTGAACCAGAAGCCTCTTCGGCAAATGATCTAGCCGCAGACCTAAAGGAAATTTTCGGAAACTAGTAAACCCTGACAACTATGGAAACAAACCAGCAATTCGTACCCATCGAAAAATTTGAGAAGCTCTCAAAATTCCTTGAGAAAATCTCCAATCGCCTCACCGAAATCGAAGCTGAGAACAAGAGAATCGTGGAGCAACTAGAATCCGGTGGTAACACCGACATCGACACCTGGGAAGGCTTCGGGCCGAAGCCAGAGCGTCAGCCGTTCAATCCGAACGCCGAAACGTACACCCTGGAACTCCGCAACGGCCCGTACACGATCCGACGCGACGACGGCGAATCCGACAAGGAATGGCAACGGCGCAAAGAACACCTCATGGACCAACGTGTCACGTTCCTCAATGGCAGCGGACAGAACGGAACACCGGAGCAGGTGGCCTACCTCCAAAGAATCGAGGCACGACTAGGCCGAAAAATTTTCCAATATCCTCTTGCAACGACTTGAGACAACTGCAACACTACGTCCGCAACAATGACCAATTTTCTGCAATCGGGAATAGTGCGCGAAGGAGAACTCGCGACGGGGTTTTTAATTGGATTTTTATCCCTGATTAAACACCCGATTGCAGTCGATTTTTGAATGAAAGTTTATACGGCCAAGGCCACAGCAGCGATGCTCCAAATCTGCACCGAGACGCTAAGGCGAATCGTTCGCAATGACGGCATCCAGCATAGGAGAATTGGCCGACGAATCCTTTTCACGGAAGCCGACATCGCGGCGATTCTTGAGAGTCGAGCAATGACCGGAGCTGTGAATCCGTACGCAAAGAAGACAAACAAACAACCGCAGATAGAGAACACAACCTATGAGCAACCAAGCAGCAACATTGACGGTAATCGCGCCTAGCCAGCCTCAACCGCTGGAGCAGCCGCAATCAGGAGCAGAGTTCTATTCCCAGGCATGCACGTCGCTGGACGCCGTGAAGCAGCTTGGCGAGTGGATGGCACACTCTGGACTCTTTGGTCTGACCAAACCGGAGCAAGGATTCGTTCTAGCTCTTGAGTGCATCGCCAGTCGCCAAACGCCGCTGACGTGGAAGAAGTCCAATCACGTCATCAATGGCCAGATAGCCATGAAGTCCGAGGCGATGCTGTCCGGATTGATGGATGCGGGTTGGGA